CCTCAATCTTGCCAACTCTTGTATCAAGCTTGCCGACATTCTCCTTTATGTATTCCCTTGTTTCCTGCTTGTCGGTTTTTATCTGCTTGTACTGCTCTTTCAAGCTCCAACCGATAACCGACATTGTAAGGGTTACTATAATATTAAAAATCCAACTTATTGTAATTTCCATAGGTTCACACTCCCTGTTTCTGCTTCAGCTCATAAACCTTAACCTCCACAACATTGCTTATATAATTATCAATGTCATTGCACTGCTCAATTATAGCGGATTTATATGTGTCGGAAAGCTGCTCTTTTATCTGCAGGACTGCATCACTGCCAAGGTCAAGTAATAATTGTCTGTCTGCCTTTCCATTTTTTACAGCCTGCCTTAATGCTCCTGCCGAGGTTTGCTCAATAGCCACTACCGTCATTTCGGCAAGACTGCTTACTCTGTCTATGGCAGCATTAAAAAGACTTTGCTTATTTTCATCAACCTTGGCGGCAATTTCAGTCTTTATTTTCAGTGTTGCCTGTCTGACATAATATGCCGTATATGCAGCTGCAACACTTATTGCTCCGGTAATAACCGTATCCATTACCGCCGCAAAAATCTCTTTCATATAAATCCCTCCATAAATGCAATAATCCCAGGGGCTATCCCCTGGGATTATAATAACACTTGCCGTGTTAAAAGTATTTTGAACATTTCAATTTTTATCGAAAAGACTCATTTGCCCTTCCAACACCTTCTTCATTGCTTTTACACGATACTTAACAATGTCCCTAATGTATCTTTCCGAATATCCGTATTTTCGCGACAGCTCCGTATAATTGTAGCCTGTAAAGTCCTGTAAAATTTTACCTCGTATCGCAGTACTCTTCAACTTTGGGAAATATATCAGCTCACCTCTGAATACATTTATAATGCCGTCAGCCTTTTCGCTGCCAAAGGTTACTGCAATATCTGCATACGTTAAGCTTTTTATAAACTGCGAGCTGAATAAAATCTGCCTGCCCTGCCACATTTCAGCAAGCTTAACAATTTCTCCAAGCTGCAATACCGAAGTCAGGCTGCTGTATGGTTCTATTAAATCCTCCTTGTCAATAAATTTCACAATACCACATCCTTATTATTTCGATGCTACGCTTACTACCTTAGTTGCTGCGTCATAGTCAATATTGATAATACTTTCCAAATCCCTGAGCCTTACATAATTTTCTCCGTCCCTCAAAATACGTCTTACCGTTTTTGCCTGACCGCCAATATTCATTTCAGTTTCCGTAACCATTTCCATTTCCTCCTTAATGTATGGTATTCCATAGGATGAACAAATACCTTTTGCTATAGCAGTTACATTTCTTTCAATCCATGTTTCATCATTAATCAGCTGTTCCTCCGCCCTGTTGCTGATAAAAGCAATCTCCACAAGTACCGCAGTCATTTTTGTACTGTTAAGCACAACCAAATCCTGACGGATTTTTATACCTCTGTTCCTCAATCCTGTTTCATATACAAGTGCAGACTGTATTTCCTCTGCTAATTTGCAATTATTATAACATAGAGTTTCAGTTCCGTTGGCACTGCTGCTTGCGGCGCTATTACAGTGCACGCTTACAAATATATCCGCATTTGCTTTATTTGCAATTGATGCTCTGTTTGATAACGATACAAATACGTCGGTTGTCCTTGTATACATAACATCAAAACCCAGCTTTTTTAGTACAGCACCCAACTTTAACACAGTATTTAAAGCAATATCCTTTTCCTTGCTGTAAGCTCCGCAAGCACCCGAATCCTTTCCGCCGTGTCCTGCATCTAAGCATATTAACATAAATTTTCCTCCCTTTATCCCAAAAGCTTTTTCATTATTTCATCATTTTCCCTGCAGGCTAAAATCTGCCTTACACTTTCCTCGGGGCATACAACAGGCATTGCCATACGCTTTACTCTGTCCCTTATACGTTCATCAAGTCTTAGTTCATTAGCTGACAGGTTAGAGGTAAATACCGTTATTTTCTTACTTATCATACGTTCATTAAGTATAGTATAAAGAATTTCCTCTGCCCATGGAGTAGGCTTTTCAACTCCTATATCATCAAGAATAAGTACCTGACTTGCAACCGTATCAGCTATAAGCTCTGCCTGCGTTCTGCCCTCTCTGTTGTCAAAGGTTTCCCTTATTTCATTCAGCAGCCTTATGGTTGTGGTATATTTAACAATAACACCACACTTATTTATTAACGCATTACCAAGGCTTACGGCAAGCCTTGTTTTGCCACTGCCCTTTGTGGCACTGTAGAAATATAAGCCCTTACCCATATCAGCCATAGCATCAAAATTTTTAACATAGCCGATAACTACCTTTTTTGCATTTAATGCAATCCGCCTATCCTTATTTGATGTGTAAATATCTGTTGAAAAATCGCTTACCTTAAGCCCTGTAAACTCAGGCGGAATATCCGCAAATTTTAAGCGTTTTTTCTGTATTCTGTCAGCCATACATTTACAGTTTCGAGCATAAATCATTCCATTTCTGCGCTCGGTTATTGTTCCGCTGCCATTACACAATCCATAAGGGCAATCAGAAGTCGCACTCTGAGCTTCCGCCGCAGTCTGCATATTTTTCTGCAAGTCTTTTACCCTCGTCATTACTCTGCTTACGCTCTCCAACACTGTCAGCCTCCTTTTGTAGATTTCGGATAATACCCATAACATATTTTTCATTCATACTAACCGTTATATCCTTTTGCATATACACCTTTAAAGCCGTTATAACGATATTAGTATCGTATTTTTGCCATTTTATAAGCTGATTTTGTTTAACACTGTCGCTTATTTTGCCGCTTTTGCGTGTACGCTTCGCAAGGAAATCAAAGAAACGCTTAATAACATCCCTGTCATTTTTGTTGTAACGTTTCAACAATTCATCCATACACATCAGCTCCCTTTTGTTTAAGCTTTTTCATACCCTCAATAACGGCACTTGCCTGTTTCTTTGTAAGCCAGTTTATATTATCAACTCCGCCCACTTTTTTAACAAAGCCTGCAAGCCTTTTTTCGTCCCAGCCGAAGTCTTTTGCAAGCTCCTGTATAAAATGCAGCTGCTTCGGTGTAACCCTGTAGGGATTTTTGTTACCTTCAAGGCTGTCAATCAGCTTGATTGCCTCCGTTATGGTAATTTCACTTAAATGCTCCTTTTTGCAAATGCTGTATAAAAGGCTGTGTAAATTATCATTATCAACACCTTTTTCCCTTGCCAGTGCATATATTTTCCTTAGCTGTGCTGCAGATGCCTTATTCATTTACATCACCATACTTTATTGCAATCTTAGGTGTCTGTGTAACGATAATACACTTCTTGATACCTTCAATGGTCTTTTCGGTATTGTCGGGGATAAACATTTTTATTTTAGTCCAGTTAATGATTTTATGTATGTAGTCCAGTTCAACATCCAAATCCTCACCTATGGGCAGCTTAAGCGCCGCTATAAGCTGCTCCCTGTCCTTTTTGTAATCTCCTTTCAGCTTTTTTGTAAGTAAATTTATCTGCCGGCTGTCTGCCTTAAAACACTCCCTCAGCAGCTCCTCAAGAGTTGTTTCACTGTTAAAATCATCAGTAAATATAGCCTTAACAGCCTCCTCAAACTTATTGTCCCATTTGTAATCATAGCTTACAATGCGCTGCACTTTTTCTTCGGCAAGAGTACCGACAATCTCCTTAAAGGCAAACCAGTTAATAACTTCCAGTTTCTGGGTCTGAGTAAACTCGGCTCTGTTACCGTCAGTCCCTATAAATATTTTTTGCTTGAGATTTTTATCCTCAATATACCTTAAGCCACGTTTTTGCAGTTCTGCTTTATAAATTTTTTCGGTTTCACCAAGTGACTTCTTATCTCTGTCAATGTCTACAAGTCTGTCAATAATTTCAGTTGTTTTAAGCATACTCATTAATTCAGCCATAATATAATACCTCCGTTATAGTTTTGTAATAAGCTCAATATTTGTGTAATCACACCCTCACCTCAGTTCCGGTAAGCTCATCATAACATTTTTCGCAGCAGCCTTTACCTTTTAACTCTTTTATATGCTCTGTTGCTCCACAGAAAACACAGGAAGGACGGTACGGCAGTATCTTGATACCGCCGCCGTCTGTAGGTTCAATTACCACTGCATCACCCTTGTTAAGATTAAGCTCCCTGCGGAGCTTAATCGGTATACCTATACCGCCTGACTTGTTTACTTTGACATAATCTTTCATATTATAGCCCCCTTAAAGCATCATCATATTGCTGGCAACCTTAATATCCTTACCGCTTATAGCTCTGCCCTCATCCGTCATACGCATAAGATTTTTTATAGTCCTGTTAAGCAAACGGAAACAGCCTGTATTACTATTACAGCCCCTATATATCAGCTCATCAAGTGCAGCATCTTCAATATCAACATCAGCAAGATATTTTTTTACCTCTGCCCCGGTCAGACCTGCAAGCTTTACAAAGTAATCTGCTCTGTTTGCGAAACGTGGCAGATAAGCCTTCAACATAATTTCAAGATTAGGCTCTCCGGCAACAATCACTCCAACATCACACTGGTCATATATGGTACGCAGTATTTCCATTTTCTTTGCACTGTACTTTGTCATCAGCTTGTCCGCCTCATCAATAATAAGTAAATAGCCCTCGTTAATGTTAAAATACTCTTTAATGCCCTGCACCCTTGTCCATATTGTACCTGTGCAACGAGGTATACCAATAACCTTTTCGATAGCCTCAATCATATCCCTGCAGGTCATACTGTCGTCACATTCGATATAACAAACCTTTGCTTTCTTAGCATACTGCTTTAATGTATATGTTTTTCCGTAGCCGCTTCTGCCTACAACAACACCTAATCCTGTATACTTTTGGCAGAGGTCACAGGTCGCCAGTACATTCATTGCGTCGGCGCTGGCAAAAAAGTCTGCCACCTTACGGCTCTTGATTTCCGCCTGTGGCTCTGAATCCGCCTCATCAACAACCTCCTCCTCCGAATTTATGCTTTTAAAGTAGTCCATAAGTGCATTTTCAATGTTTGACGGATCACTGTCGTATGTATTGCTTAAATATCTGCTCAACAGACTTCTGCTCAGGCTTATTTTTGCACTAAGGTCACTTTTGCTCATTTTGTTTTCCTTAAGGTATTTAAGGGTATATTCCCTTATGTTATCTCCGCTGAGTTCCATTAAATCAGCCTCCTATTCCCAGCTCACGCATAACGCCCTCTGCACGTCTGCGTAAATATTCATTCCGTTCCGCAAGCTCTATATCATCATTTTCCTTAATATAGGTGGTACTTTTTGGCATGGCAATAACCTTTGGCTTTTCATCAGTAAGCTCAGGCAGCACAACCACCTTGCTTTTATCCTCAATATTTCCTGCCGCCATACGTTCCTCATAAGGCATCTGAGCTTTTGCAATAATCTCCCTTGCCTGCCTCTCCTGCCTTTTCTGTGCCTTGATATGTGCTTCAAGGCTCTTGTCATCAACTGCCGCCAAAGGATTTAATATAGTAGCATTTCCGCAGCGGCATATAAGCCTGTCAGTTTTGGTATCATATACATATATGCTTGTTACATCATGAGGATTATACCGCACCGTAACTCCCTTACTGCTGTTGATATACGGAAACAGCTCCTCACACATATAATCACAGCCAAGGAGCTTTATGCCTGTAGCATAAACCTTTTTATGCTCCTTAACCATAGCCATACGCTCAAGATATTCAACAGGCGGTGCCGGCTTGTAATATCTTTCTGCATTTTGATATACCTCAATGGGGGTTTTCCACTGCTCCCCTGCAAGCCCCTTGTGGTTTCTTTTACTGTAAACCTCAAGTATCCAATATTCAAAGCTGCCTGCAAAGTCCTCAATGCTCATGAGCTGCCCTTTTTCAAACATAGCCTTTATATTCTTTTTGACTTTTGCCGAGGTCAGGCTTCCCGTAAGAGTACCTGTGTAGCTGTTTATGGACTTTGTAAAATCCTCACATACACTGCCGAAAAAACGTTCAATCTGACCCTTTGTCCATGCCTGATACGGTAAGCTCCTCATATCTCGTTCAATACCTACCTCCGCATAAAATCCTTCAGTATCGGTATCAATGCTGACTCTGACCTTACGATTTCTGCCTGTAAGACACTCTGCAGTGTAGTCCTTACCATTATCAATCAACAATACCCTTGGTACACCCTCAAAGGGATTAGCCTTGTTTTTCTTTGGCATAACCATATGGATAAGTGTTTCTTTAATAACCTGTGAATTGGGTATCTCACATATACTCCAACCAACCAACGCCCTGCTGCGCATATCCATAAAACCTACAAGGCAGGGCTTAACCGCCCTCCTTGCCCCGTTCGTGCTTCTTACCTCCACAAAGCAATCAAAGGTATGTGTATCGGCAACAACAAGCTCCATAACCTTTAGCTGTGTTAAGTCTCGCCTTGCCTTTACCATACTTACACGCTTAAACTCTCTCAAGCCGTCACTTGCAAGCACTCTGGCATTATCCGTTGTAGGTCTGAGGTCATCCCTGATATATCTCAATACCGTATCGTAAGACGGTAAGCTCTCCTTGTCCCAACCCTTTTCAAGTCCTGCTGCCTTAAACAGATTGTATAGCTTCTTATACTTGCAGCGGTTTGTGGCAAACAGTGGGTCAAACCATATATTTTCAATAAGTGCTTTCATCTCGGCATTTAAAGCTCTACGACCTTTAGGTTGTGGTGGCTGTGGACACAATGCAAGTATTTTCATATATTCAAGATTAACTTCGTCACCACCAAGCTCCAAAGCCCATGCTGCAGCCTCCGTATATGCTTTGATTTTTCTGTGCAGCGTTCGTGAGGATATACCAAGGCTTTCCGCAAAGCTGCTTATATACTCCGTCTTGTCCCTGTCACCGTCATAGGATAAGCAGTCCTCCACATATCGCTTCATTTCTATTGCCTGATTATACTGCTTAAGGTGATTTTCCTTGTAGGTCTGCACATCTTCCGATACATACCATGGGGCATTGTCCTCGTCAATAATACCGCCGGCTTCAAGCTTTTTCTGTTGACGATATAGGCGGCGAGCCTTACTGGACAATGAACTGAGGGCTATATATATTCTCTCCTGTCCTCCCTGCAAACCATCTTTTTCCTTGCGTATCTTATAGGAATTTTCCCTTTGCAAACGCTTAGCCAAAGTAAAATAACCTATATTTTCAAGCAGCGCAGCATCCTCAATACTTAACCACGTTTCTATCATTCAGCTCACCCCCTATGCCGTGAATTTTTCAACATCTATCCCCAGCACATCGCCAATAGCCCTGCGATATTTTAAACCCTTGCGTTTACCGTACATAATATAGCTCAGATACTGTGGGCTTGTTCCGGCAGCCTCGGCAACCTCGGCAAGCGTTAAACATTTGCTTATAGCTTTTTTCTTAACCGCCTTTCCAAACGGTGTAAGCTGATTTTTCTTTCTCATAAAACCAACTCCCTGTTATAATAAATATTCTTTTGACAAAAATATTGCAATTTTTTCTCGTAATTGATATAATAAATAGAACTTTGTTTTGGCTCTCTAATCAAGAGCCGGCAGTGAGCTACAACTCACTGCCCTTTTTTATTTCTTTCTCTTATAATGGCAAGCTCATAACTCTTGGTTTCGGCTTCGTACCACGCACGTATCGCACGTATCAGCTCAATAACGAACATACCAAACAGGAATAATAAAATAATTTCCTCTGTTGTCATTAAAAATCCACCTTTCTGTTTAACCTGCGGCTCTTACCGCTTACCTTATTTACAATTTCAAAACACTCCGAACAGTCCTTAACAATTAGCCAATTGTCAGGGTCAAGCCTGTACTTGCGTAACAGCATTTTCTGCCTGCGTGTCGGTCTTTTACCATGCTTCATATTAGCCCTCCTTGTAAAATTTATGTATAACCTGTGCTATCATATTTGCCGCATTTTGATTAAATCCGCAGCGTGTTAAGTTCACCCGATTGTAAACCACATCCTCAGGCTCACTTGCTTCACATGATCTCCCATGACTTGGTACAGCTATGAAACCGCCGTTAATATGTTTACCATAGATAATCAGATATTGCATTCCACTGTAATTCACCACAAACTCTTTAACATCGGTAGGCTTGTCTTCATTTCTCATTACGTACTTAGGATTATTCATTTTATGTAACCTCGCTTTCATATTTTTTCTTACTGAATTGCTTTTATAACATCTATGGCAATAGCCGAAAGGCTGTCACACTCAACATTGACTTTTATGACATTTTTGTTTTTGTAGTGTACCTCAACCATCCCTACATCTCTACAATTATCCGTCAGTTTGCAGAAAAGAAATTCAATATTATTGTCAATTTTTCTGACTAAAAACTCAAGTTCATACATAATAAAATCAACCTTATCAATAACCGTTTCATACATTTGCATAATATTCACCTCACAACCAGTACTTATCCGTTCTGCCAAGCAGATAATCAACGCTGCATCCGTAACACTCACAGAAATCAAACACAATATCAATGTCTATCAGCGGAACATACTCAAGCCGAGAAATAAGTACCGCAGCTATTCCCTTAATGTCCTTTTCATCGTTTTCCTCAAGCACAGCTAAAACTCTGTCCTGTAACACATCATAATCAATACGTTTAACTGGCATTCATTTAACCCCCTTACTATTAATAACAGTCAACCATAACTCTTTTAAGTCGTCCTTTAAATGCAAAAGCCTGCGTCTTGCATAATCTTGAGTACATTCAATACTGTCCTTTATCATCGGCTGGGGGTTTT